TATCTGGAGTTAGGCACACGCAATGCGCCGCGGCCGGCCAAGCCCCCAGCGCCTCGGCGGGACACGCCGCATCGGGCGGGGGCGACCACGCTGCCGCCGCTGCCGAGCCTGCGGGATGGCGGCTGATGTCGGATCAGCCTGTTGATCTGGACCGGCTCCTTTGGGTGCTCTGTCGCGGGCTTTGTGCCTTGAACGTCGGCGAGGAATTGGACCCGGCAGAGAGGCTGTTCCTGCGCGTCTGCGAAAAGCGCCTTGCCGCGCTTCTAGAAGAAGCTGACGGTCGAGTTGCATCAGGGGTTGGGCCGCTGTGACGATCGCTCAACCTTGCCCGTGTCGTCGGACACAGCGGCAGGCATGGGAAGTTGGGGAATGGGTCAGGGGAAATCCGCGTAGCCTGACGACCTCCTGCATCCAGTGAGAGACTGGCCTAGGGGGTGCCGATCTACGGTGATGCAACACTGAAGGCCAAGACCCCGCTGGGTGAGGCCGGACGGCGGCCCCTCGCGTCGTTGCCTGGCGAAGGCGCGCGGGGGGACTGCCGGCGCTGAGGAGGCACCCATGGGTGTGTTGGTTCGCCTGTTCGCGCTCGTGATCACCACCTGGGCACTGCTCGGCCTCATCGGCTGGGCCATCGTGGAGATGTTGTGATGACCGACAAGCCAGCCATGACCGGTGCCGAATTCCAGCGCGAGGTCGGCGACGACCCGGAGAAATGGGCCGCCCGCTTTCTGGCCGCCTATGCATCCTCCGATGCCATCCACACCGATGCCGTTTGGCTGGAGTTCGCCACCCAGTGGTTCAGCGACGCGATGGATGCCGCGCGCAAGGCAAAGCCTCCACCGATCATCGAGGAGACCTGACCATGGCACGAGTTCCGCCCGAGGCAGCCATCACCGGCAAGCGCGTGCCTGGCGCACCGCCTCCCGCACGCACCGACCGCAGCACGCCACCACGCACCGAAGGCGCATTCCGAACCAGCCCCGGCGCGTCGGTGAACAAGCGCAGCGTCAGCAACGAGCCGGCGTTCAAATCCCGCCCAGGCAGCGGCAGCACCGTGTGACAGTCATCTGCCGCGCGCAGCCCGTATCCGTGCCAATGTCGTGGCTTGCCACTCCAATGTCTGTGCCGCCCATTCCGGATGCTTGATGGGCCATAACGCCGTTCTTACGACAGATACCGATACGCCATGCAGCTCCGCAAGCTGCCGGGCGTTCGTGACGCCACCTCTGTAACTCTCCGCAATCCGCATGTCGCGCTCTATCGCGGCCTCGCGCATCAGATCGGATTTCATCAGTGGCCCATCTTTCGGCAACGCGGCCTTGGCCTTCGCCAGTCTTTCCAGCGCTGCCAGGTAGGCACTTTTTGCCTCCTCATACTCTCGCCCCGGATCGCCCATGAGCACGTCCCTAACCACCATCGTTGACCGCCATAATGACTGGCCCGCCGCCGTTCGCCACCTCAATGGCAGCGAGACCGGCTTTCCGCGCGACATCGACGAGCAGCATGCGCGCCTGATCCAGTGGTTCGAGGAAGCCGAGCGGTCATCGCAGGACGCCCGCGAGGCTTCCGAGATGTATCGGCGCTACGTGAACGCAGAGCAGTGGACCCGCGCGGAACTCGACGTGCTGCACGCCCGCCACCAGCCGCCTATCACCTTCAACTATTGTCGCCGCAAGACCGAATTGCTGTGCGGGCTGGAAAGGAAGGCAAGGACCGATCCCAAGGCATTTCCACGCACGCCGACTGAGGAAGACCGCGCCGACGCCGCCACTCAGGCGTTGCGCTACATCGCCGATGATAACAACTTCCCGATGCTGCGCAGTGCGGTGTTCAACGAGATACTGGTTGAAGGATTCGGCGGCTGCGAGGTCGGTCTGGAGGACGACGGGCAAGGCGGCGCCAATGTCACGCTGACGCAGGTTCCGTGGGATCGCATTTGGTATGATCCGCACAGCCGCCAGGATGATTTCCTGGATGCAAGATACAAGGGTATCGTCATCTGGATGGATCGTGACCAACTGCACGATACATATCCCGATGCCCAGGATGTCATCGATACATCGTTCAGCTCCGGTGACGCGACACAGTACGACGACCGCCCAGCATACATGACATGGACCGACAGCAGCCGCACCCGCTGCCGTGTCGTGCAATGCCACTGGTCGCAGGAAGGCGCCTGGTGGAATGCGACATATACGCGATCCGGCTATCTGACTGAGCCGCAGCGCAGCAAGTTCAAGGATCGGCACGGCAAGTCGGCCTGCCCCCTGATCCTGCGCAGCGCCTATACCGACCTCGACAATATGCGGTACGGCATGGTGCGGGATCTGATCTCGCCCCAGGACATGATCAATAAGGCGTTCAGCAAGGCGCTGCACCAGATGTCGGTGCATCAGGTGATTGCCGAGCAGGGCGCTGTGCAGGATGTCGACAAGGCGCGGCGTGAGGTCGCGCGACCTGACGGTTATGTCGAGGTCATGCCTGGGCTCAAGTTCGAGGTGCAGGACGGCACCCAAATGGCGCAGGGACAGATGGCGCTGCTGACGCATGCCGTGCAGGAGATGCAACTGTCCGGCCCGAATGCGGCAATGAGCGGCACCGATCCGCGGGAACTCAGCGGGCGGGCGATTCTGGCGCAGCAGGCGGGTGGGGCGACGCAGAACGAGCCGCTGGCGGACGGGCTCAGAATGTGGGCGCGGCAGGTCTACGAGATGTGCTGGATGGCGGCGCGGGAACACTGGAGCGCCGGTAAGTGGGTCCGCGTCACCGACGATTTACAGAACACCAGGTGGGTGGGCATCAATCGGCCAATCACGCTGCAGGACGAACTGGCGGCGATGCCGCAGCAGCAACGGGCGATGGCGATGCAGCAGATGCAGCTTGTGCCAGGCGATCCGCGGCTTCAGCAGGTCATCCGCATCGAGAACGACATCACGGATTTGGATGTCGATATCACCGTCGCCGAGGGTCAGGACGTGCCGACTATGCAGGCGGAGAACTTCCAGACCCTGGTGCAGCTGGCGTCGATGCAGCCTAACCTGATACCGGGCGAAGTGCTGATCGCGGCGTCGTCGCTGCGCAACAAAGACGACCTGCTGCAAATGATGAAGCAGCACATGCAGCAGCAGGGGCAGCAACAGCAGCAGGTCGCGCAGGTGGCACAGCAGCACGCTCAGGCGCAGGTCGGTGACCTGCAGGCGAAGGCTGCGGCGAACTTCGCGCTGGCCCAGGAGCGTAAGGTCTCCGCGGCGCGCGGTGTGCACGACATCCATGCCGACTTTAGCGCCGATCCATACGGGCAACCCAACGTGGCGCCGGATAATCCGCCAGGCGCATCGCAGCCGCAGCAGCCAGACCCCGAGCAGATGACGCCCGATGTAGCGCTCGCCCACCACATGGCGGACCTGGCGAAGAAGCAGGCCGACATTCGCAAGACGCAGGCCGACACCGCGCTGACCGCGGCGAAGATTCCACAGGTGGCGCATCAGGCGATCAATACGATCGCCAACACGCATAATCTGGCGGTGCAGACGAACAGGCTCGCCAGAACCCCCATCCCGCAGCCTGGGCAGGGATCGCCCGGCGCCTAAGACCACCGAGGACCACATGGCAGACAACGCACAGTTGGACACGTTCCTGGCCGCAGGGACGCCCCAGGAAGGCGCCGAGGCGCCGGCCGCACCTCCCGCACCGGAACACACGCCAGAGGCGCCAGAGGTCGCCCCAGAGGCCGCCGCTAAGGCGCCTGAGGCCGAGCCGGAGGAGGACGTCGCGCCGCACTCCGGCAGCGACAACCGCACCGTCCCGTTCTCCGCGCTCGAGAAGGTCCGCAACGACTGGAAGTCCAAATACGCCGCCGAGCAGGCAAAGGCCGAGGAACTCCGTCGCCAACTCGAGGAGGCAAAGAGGCCGCCACCTCCGCAGGCCGCGCCAGCGCCGATGATGCCGCTCGCGCCAATAGATCCGGCCCAAGACCCGCAGGGCTTCACGCTGCGACTGCAACAGGTGTTGCTGAATGAGCGGCTGAACAACTCAGAGGAGCGGCTGCGCGATAAGGTCGGTGACGAGAAGGTCACCGAGTACGTGAACGACTTCAAGCAAATGGCCGAGCGCGACCAGACGCTGTTCGGCAAACTATATGCCCAGCCTAATCCCTACGGCTGGATGATGCGCGAGGTCGACCGGCTGCGGATGCTACGCGATGTCGGTGACGACCCGTCCGCATACCGCGCCAAGATCGAGGCCGAGGCGCGGGCGAAGTGGGAGGCAGAGGTCCAGCAGCAGCCGGGCAACGGCGAGGCTCGGATCTCGCCCGCGGCCGGGCTGGCGCCGTCGCTCGCCAATGCCCGCAGCGTCGCGGGGCGGACGACAACGACGTTCACCGGGCCGCCTCCGATGGAGGCGCTGTTCCCTGGCCACAACAACCGCCGGGACCAGCGTCGCCAGTAGCCGTGCCGTGCCTGTCCCGCCGCCGGGGATAATCGGGCGTTCCGCCGCCACCGGGCGTAATCGGGTGTCATGCTGCCGCCGGGCTCCATCGGGCGTTGCCGTAAGTAAATCCGCAACACAGCAACAACCGATGGAGTATCGGCCATGGCCGACATGAATGTAACTCCTGCTAGAGCAGGACTGACGCCACTAATATGGGACAGCGACTTCTTCAGCGAGTACGTCCGCCGCAACCAGTTCGCTAAGTACATGGGCACGGCCACCGGCTCGCTCATTCAGGTCCGGGAGGATCTGACCAGGAAGGCGGGGGACACCGTCGTGTTCCCGGCCATGCGGCGCCTGGTAGGAGCCGGGGTAACCGGCAACACGATATTGGAGGGCAATGAGGAAATCCTCAACCTCCGCTCGATGAACCTCGTCGTTTCGGCGTTCCGCCACGCCGTCGCGGTCAGCGACTGGGACGAGCAGAAGTCCGTGGTCGACCTGCGTGAGGCAGCCCGCGAGGGGCTGATGACGTGGGAACTCGAGAAGATGCGCTCCGACATCATCACCTCGCTCGGGGCGATCACCGCGGATGGTAACGTGCAGCTCAGCTACGCCGCAGCATCTGCCGCACAGCGCAACGCGTGGCTGGTCAACAACACCGACCGCGCACTGTTCGGTCACCTGAAATCGAACTCCGTCTCCGGTGTCATGGCGACCGCGCTGCTCACCATAGCCTCCCCTGGCGACCGGATGAGTAGCGCCATTCTCACGCTCGCCAAGCGCATGGCACGCACCGCTAACCCACGCATCAGGCCGCTCACCGTAAACGACGACGAGGAATGGTATGTCGTGTTCATGCCGTCGCTGGTGTTCCGCGACCTGCTGCTCGACACCGTGATCCAAACCTCGCTGCAGTATGCGTGGAACAGGGGTACCGACAACCCACTGTTCACCGGCGGCGACCTCCTCTACGACGGATTAATCGTGAGGGAAATTCCCGAGCTACCGGTGATTGCCGGAGCCGGTGCCGCTGGCATCGACGTGGCGGCTTCGTTCATGTGCGGCGCGCAGGCGCTGGGCGTGGCGTGGGCGCAGCGGATGAAGAGCACAACTAATACGCGAGACTATGGTTACATGCACGGCGTAGGGTTGCAGGAGATACGCGGAATCGGGAAGCTCCGTTTTGGTGTAGACCCTACCGTCGATACAACCAAACCGGTTGACAATGGCATTATGACAATCTATACGAGTGCTGTTGCTGATGCGTAACCACCTATAGTTGCTGGTGGTTTCTGAGGAATCTTGCCGATTTCTGGGGTATAATGAGGCGAGGTCCGGCGGTGCGTGAACACCGCCGAGGACCTCTAACCACCACGATGAAGGAACCATCGCTATGGCTGACCAAAACTACGGACACTGCGAAGATTGCGGCAAGCCCCTCACTGGGGAGGATGATTTCGATCGCCGCGCCGACATGATTAATGCCGCGCTTGAAGATGCGGATGATCTAGTGGCCGAGCAACTTCTGGCGCTGTTCGCGGGCCGCTATATATCCCGTTTCGTCGCAGAGGATCGCAAGAAGGTTCGTCGGGATATTATTCGCGAAATTGATCTACAGACCAAAGACTGGGTCATCGCGGGGTGCGACGCCTGATCGGAGGTGGCCAAGCCATACGCCCCTTATGGGGGGCCGATCATCAGCCGCGTGGAAGCTAAAGCTCTCGGGCTGACGCGTTTCTTTCCTGGTTCACGGTGCCGCCGAGCTGGGCACCTGAGCCAGCGTATGGTCTCCAACGGAGGCTGTGCAACCTGCCTTCTGATCCATAGCGATAAGCGGCGGAAGGCAGATCCCGAAAAGCAAAGAGCCGCCGTCGCTGCAAGCAAAGCGAAGAACATTGAGAAGGTGCGCGCCGCCGGGCGCGCATACTCGAAGGCAACTCAAGCACGCCACGCAGCATATCGACGGAACAGGAACGCAGCTAAACGAGCGGCCAAACTTGCAGCGCGAGTTCCTGACCCGTCCGACTACGCAGGGCTGGTCGTCACGAGAGCGCAGGCGAAGGCCGCGGGAGCACCAAAGTTTTATACCGGCAAGCCATGCATTCGGAATCACCTCAGCCAGAGGGTGACGAGCAACGGCAGTTGCCTCCAATGCAACAGCGAAGACTGGGAGAGGTTCTCTCATATTCGTAGAGCAAGAGAACTCGGAGCGGAGGGCAGCTTCACCCTCGATGAGATCAAAGCGCTGCTTCAGCATCAACGCGGCAAATGTGTCTACTGCGCGAGGTCGATCCGTAAGGACTACCACGTCGATCACAGAGTGGCGCTCGCTCGTGGTGGCTCGAACTGGATCAGCAATATCCAACTAACTTGCGGTCCGTGTAACCGCAGGAAGGGAGCCACCGACCCGATTGAGTATGCACGCCGCATAGGGCGGCTGCTGTAGCGCCAAGGAGAGCAACCAATGTCCACCACGACACACCCCACGCCACCACCTGCGCCACCGAAGGTCGATCCGGCGGCTGCGGCGGCAGCCAAGGAGGCTCAGGCCGCGGGCTCCATCGGCGCGCAGGTCATCCTCGACTTCAACAGCGACGCCGGCAAAGGCGCCCGCGGCGGGCTCGCGGCAACCATGGAGGAGAATATCGTGGGCCGCGATGCGGACTTGATTGCCGCTGGCCTTGATCCGGCCAATCCCAGCGGACCGCCGACCGGTGAGCCGTGGGTGCCGCCTGCTGTTGCGGCGGCAGCGGCGCCTAAGCACGTCGCCGGCAACGCTACCAAGATGTCGAGCCTCGCGGCGGGCGTCCAGGAGGCGCCGACACCGCCACCGCCCGCCAGGCACTGACGTATGACCGTCTCGATCGGGACAATCGGCCAGCAGGCCCTGCGTCGGCTTGGTGTGCGGGTTGTCCCGCTCGATGACAGCCCGACACTGACCGAGTTGGTGCCCGCCTCCACGATCGCCACCGCGGCGCTGGTGGAGCTAGGCGTCATCGCCTCGGATGAAACACCATCGGCCACGGATCAGGCGCTGGTCGTGGACAAGGTCGCGAGCGTGCATGCCTCGCTCGATGCGCAGGGCGTGGTGTGGTGGTCAGGCGACGCTGTGCCGCGCGCCTTCGCCGAGGAATATACCAAACTGACCGCAGCAATGTCGGCATCGAGCTTCGGCAAGAGCGTCGACCCGGCTGTCGTGGCGCTGCTCGAGGGCCGCGTGCGCAAGGGCGTCATGGTGCTGTCGGCTGACGACAACGCGCAGCAGGCGGTGCAGGCCGTGCATGACGACCTGGTGATGCGCGGCATCGCGCGATGGACAGTTTTCGACATCCCGGACCCGGTCGGCCCGCAGTACGCCGTGCTGGCCGCGGATCGTCTTGCGCCGCTGTTCGGCATGGACACCGACGCCAAGGACACCGCGCTGGCGATGGTCTCGATCTACCGGTTCGTCGCGTTGCCGACCAGCGGCGAGACCGTGGCGGCGGCGTATTTCTGAGGGCGCCATGGCATATCGACTGCAGTATTCCGACTATCCCGGAACGGCGAGCGGGCCACCCGATCCCGAGCGCTGGGTGGGGCCGCAGGGTCCAGTTGGACCCCAGGGCGCGACTGGTCCGCAAGGTCCGCAGGGCCAGCCGCAGACCGGCGGCCCGTTCCTGCCGCTGAGCGGCGGCACGGTGACTGGGCCGCTCAACGTCACCGCGACCGGCAGCACGGCCACGCGCTCAGTGCAGGATCGCTTCGCAGGCGAGATCAACGTCAAGGACTACGGTGCGTTGGGCATCGACGGATCGCAGAACGCAACCGCCGCATTCAATGCTGCGATTGCTGCGGCCAGCGCGACCAACAAGAAGGTCGTGCGTGTCCCGTCCGGCTTTTACAATCTCGATCCGATCACCATACCTGAGGGCGTTACGCTTGCCGGTGACATACCTGGCCCGATCGACCCACGCCCAGGCTTCCTGACCAATGCGCTTGGCGCGACGCTGTTCGTCAACTCGCACGCAACACCGTTTATCACATTGCAGAGCAGCGCCTGCTTGCAGGATGTGATGATCTATGATCCTGGACAGGTCGCACCAACAGCAGCTGCACCGAATGTGTATCCCGCTCAGGTGCTGATGTCTGGCTCATCTCGGGTTCGTCGCATTACGCTCTGCAACGCCTATGTTGGCATCTCGGTGCAGGTGGGGCGCTGCATTGTCACGGATTGCTACATCGGCGCCTACAAGACAGCGGTCACTGTGGATCAGTCACAGGACGTGACCTACTTCAACAACATATGGTGCGGCCCATTCTACGACTCCTGCGTTGGCTTGTTCCCGTGGCAAGCCATGGACACATGGGTAATGAACAACAACGGCGTTGGCTTTAGCTTCGGCCGGGCCGATGCCGTCTCCATGGTGAATTGCGGGGCATTCCTCAAGTGGGCGTCGATCTATATTCAGGATGGCACAGGCGGCGCATCTTACGGATGGAGCGTCAACCACAACGCTGACGCTTGTATATATGGCGTCGTGGCATACTCGACCAACGATCCGGGATGGCAATTCACCAATATGCAGGTGCTGCCCACCCAGGGAAGCGGCGTACAGGCAGTCGCACCGGTTTATCTGCCTTCTGGCGGCACCAATCAGCAACCGGTCATAACCTGGACCGCTGGGACCAACGGCGGGTTTCCGTCTTATTGGACCTATCCGAATGGCCTCGTTAACAGAGGCAGCCTCAAGGTCAGAGGCGTCAATAATATTGCTGATACCGGGCTGTTGCCACTGGCAGGCGGCACATTGACAGGCGTTCTTACCCTCAATGCTGGCACCGCCGATCCGCCGCTACGCACGCAGACCGGTAGTCAGATATGGGCCTCTGGGGTGCGCAGTGCCGATGGTTACTATACCATCCGCGATCAAAGCGGTTCCCTGACGGTATTGACAGTCGTGCCATCTGGCGGTGGTGGAGTCGTCCAGGTGGCTACGCCAATGGCGCTTAGCAATGGTGCGAACTTCGGGGCGCAGACCGGCGCATCCAACACCGATCTCAGCAAGCACCTCGCCTTGCACACCGCTGGCTATGGCTTGAGTGTCACCGCGAATAGATTGAATTATACAGCTGCCGGCGCTGCGGCCCACGTGTTCTTGTCAAACGGCGCCGACGTTATGGCGGTATCCAATACGGCTGCGTCTGTCGTGGTGCCGTTCCAGTTCGTCTCCAAAGTTGGTTTCAACAACACCGTACCAATCACCAAGCCGACCGGATGGGGGGCACCTACTGGCACAGCGACGCGGACGACGTTCGCCACATCCACTGTGCTGCTTCCGGCGCTGGCTGAACACGTCAAGGCGTTGATCGATGACCTGACAGCATATGGACTGATCGGACCATAGCCATGAGCGCCACCATTGATCGCAGCCTACCCATCGCCGTGACGCTCACCGCCGAGCAGTGGCAGATGGTAATGCAGGTGCTGAGCAAGGCGCCATACGAGGTCGTGGCGCAGCTCATCGGTGCCATCCAGCAGCAGTGCATGCGCCACGCTGAGCCGCTGCCCGAGCACATGGTTGCGAGGCCCAACGGCGAGGAGCAGCCTGATGCCTGATGGTGTGATCATACCGGGCGGGCCGTCGTTCGGTGGCAGTCCGCAGCCGCCTGACGTGCCATGCGATCCGGTCGGCGACGCCTGGCGCGGGCCGCCAGGGCCACCAGGACCACAAGGCGTTGCAGGACCAACAGGCACGACAGGTGCAACTGGTTCACAAGGCCCAACAGGAGCAGCGGGAGCGACCGGCGCGACGGGACCGCCAGGCACGACGTCGTTCTCCGGCCTGACCGGCACAGCAACTTTTTCTCAGCTTCCACCAGAGGTCGCGTTGGTGCCTATCGCCTTTCCTTTTCCTGGAAAGCCAGGGGCTGGCGCAATAGTCAACGTGCCAATGGCTATGTCTCTCGTTGTTCCCGCATCCTTGGCGGGCGCAACGGCGTATGACACGACAAAGGCAACAGCCTCGTCCGTTTTCACAGTCAATCGCATCACCGGTGGCACAACGATCACATCGATCGGGACCGCAACGATTACCAGCGCCAGCAACACGTCAGTGACATTGGCGGGCACCGGCGCGACGCTCGCCGTCGGAGACGTTTTACAAGTTATCGCGCCTAGCGTTCAGGACGCTACATTGGCTGATGTATCCATAACGATATTAACGAACCGGGTCTAAGGCAGATGCGTCCAATTCGTTCGAGTGACGATAAGGCCGATCATCCTGCGGCTCGCGTCTGATGGCAGGCACGACATGGAATCCGGCCGACAAGAGCGCGAACATCACGCTGAGCAACGGCAATTTGACCATAGGCACCGGGACCGCAGCCGACTCCGGTGTGCGTTCGACGGCCTCGGTAACCACAGGCGCGAAAGTCTATTTTGAAGTTACGTGGTCCATCACCAGCAGTGGTGCGGATACGTCGTGCGGTATAGCAACCTCTGCCGCGGTTCTGGGCACCATGGGCAACACGACGTTGGGCGGGTTATTTGTTTATCCTGCCGGAAGCATCTACTTCAACGGTGTATCGCAGGGGGGCGGCGTAGGCGCCCCTGGGTCTGGCGGGATTTATTGCCTTGCCATCGACCTGGTGAACGCGCGTGCCTGGGTGCGGCTGAATAACGGCATTTGGAATAATTCAGGCACGGCCAATCCCGCGACCAATGTGGGAGGCATCAACATATCTGGGCTGTTTCCCACCAACCCCGCTTTCGCCGCCATGACGACGCAGCAGATCCTCAGCCCACTGGCAACCGTCAACTTCGGTCTCTCGGCTTTCTCTTTTGCAATTCCGAGTGGTTTTGTCGCTTGGGATCCTGTGTCCGCAGGTGGCCCGCAGGCTAGGGCATTCATACTAGCTTAGGCGACATGACTCACTACCAGGCCCGCAGCGTCATCGCGTCCGCCTAGCGTTAGGAACAGTCCATGCCCTCTTTCGCCATGACGGTGCCCTACATGCGCACCTCGCCCATCCACATCCCGCGCCGCGACCTCGTGCTCGCTGCCGCCGATAGCATGTATCTCCGCGTCACCGTCGTCGACAGCGACAACCCCTGCGCCCAGGGCATTGAACTGACCGGAGGCATAGGCGGCCCGGCTGCGCAGTTCATCGTCTGGGCCGATGCGCAACAGCGATATTCCTGGGGGTGGGACAACGGTTGGCGGGTCCCGGACTATGGTTGGGGTTGTGGCTACGGTAGCGGGCAGGTGCTGGCCAACGTGGCCGGCGTGCCGGGTGACGCCCTCGGTAGCTTCGATTTCGCCTTCCCATCCGGCACCATGAGCCAGTGGCCGCGACGCTGCTGCTGGTGCGTGCAGCTCGGCTACGACACACAGGGCGCCGAGGTGCTGATGACCGGCCAACTGCATGTCCGCATGCTCGGCACGGCCTACTCGTTCGCCGCACCCGTCCTGATGACCGACGACTTCATCCCGATCCACACAGACCTTCCCACCGAGGAGCAAGTCCTGGCATGAGCGGCAGCATTCGCATCGTCGAGATGCCGGACCTCGGCGCCGTCAACGACAGCAGCTCCATCGTCGGAGAGCGGGCTGGCTCCGGACGCTTCTCGGCGCCGGCGCTCAAAAGCTACACCGCGGACGCATTTAACGTACGCAACTATGGCGCCAAGGGCGACGGCACGACCGATGACACTGCCGCGATTCAGGCAGCCGTCACAGCCGCCATCGCGTCGGGTGGCGCCGGCGTCTATTTCCCCGGCGGCCGGGCTGGCTATAAGGTCAGCGCGCCGATCGTGATCAATACCGCGTCTTCCCTGGTGCTGTTCTCCGACGGCCCCGGCAGCGGCACCATTCTGCCGTCGTCGCTGACCGCCGACGTGTTTCAGGTCACGGTGTCGAACCCCAATGCCGCGGTGGTATTCCAGGGCCTGCATGTGTTCTTTGGCACCAGAGCCACCACAGCCGGCGTCGTGTTCCGGTTTATTGTCGCAGGAACGATCGGGTCAGGCGTGCTCAACTGCTCGGTGATAAACGGCTGGTCGATCGTCAGTTTCGAGGGGGCCGGCGATCAAAGCACGTTCATCTCGAACCTGGAGGTGCAGGGCGCCAAGAACAACGCCATCCAGTTCCTCAGCGGGTTTGCCGGCAATGCAATGGTGTCGAATTGCATCCTCAACACCGACTCCACGAACGGCGGCGCCGCAATCCTGATGCAAGCTGGCGATGGCAACTCGTTTGCGAACATCCAGTCGCAGGGATTTGCCACCGGCGTCAACGCCACGGCTTCCGCCGGACAGTCGGTGCTGGATAGCAATTTCGTCAATGTCGGAATGGACAACGAGACCCGCTCTCCGACCGGCACGGGGTGGATATTCGACGGCACCGGCTCCGGGGCGCAGGTGACCGGCGTGGCTATGACGCAATGCTGGTCAGGATCCAACAATGCCAGCGCCGGGATCGACTTCAAGAACGTGAACAACATCACGCTCATCGGCTGCATCGTGGTGAACAACGGCCACGAGGGCATCTACTTAGAGGGCTCCTGCTCCAACGTCTTGGTGCATGGCTGCATCATATCCGGCAATGGGCAGACGGCAGGGACATGGCCCGGCATCACCGTCGGCGCCGGGATGACGAATTTCTCGATCACGGGCAACCGCAGCGGCACCACGCCACGAGTGCCTACCGTCACCCAGGCTTATGGCATCAGCGTCATAACCGGCGCCAGCGATTACTATGTCATTGCCAACAACCTGGTGAGCGGCAACATAACCGCCGGCGTTGGCGATGGCGGCACCGGCACCCATAAGACAGTGACCGGCAACGTGTGATGTCCGACACGCTTGCTACATTACAAAAGGCTCTTGCGCCTCAGTCAGGGATGAAACGTATCCCCCTTACGCTTGAGACTTATGAACATCAAAGCCCAGCATTAAGCTCTAAGAAATTGTTAAACATGTTCGCGGAGCAGCAGCCGAACGACGCGCGGGTTGCCGCTGCGCTATTGCCCACGCCAGGGCTCGAAAGCTGGCTGAATGTCGGGACGGGGCCGATCTGGGCTATTAACGACGACCAGCCTGGCGCCATCTACGTGGTATCGGGAACGCACTTCTATCTGGTGTCGGTCGTTGGTGGCACACCGACAGCGACCGATCTTGGCGACATCGGCACGCCTAGCGGCGGCTTCGACCCTGACTTTCTGTTCTTCTCCATAGCTGTCGGGCCAACTGCGGCGGTCGTGTGCTCGCCCCCCAACGCCTTCGTCTCCACTGCCGGCGGCCCGGTGGCACAGATCACCACGACCTGGCCGAGTTATGGCGCCTCGTCAGTCACCTTCCTGGACGGCTATTTCGTGTTCACCGGGCAGACCGCGCCGCAATTCTTCTTCATCTCCAAGCTGGCCGATCCGACAGCCGTCGATGCGCTGGACTTCGCCGCGCTCGATGCCTTCCCGAACGCCATCGGCAAGGTCATGACCCTAGGCACCGACCTGTGGTTTGCCGGCGCGTCTGGGTGGGAGATTTGGTACGATG